AACATCTCGCATAGTGACACCCGTTAAGGTTCCTATGCCTGCCTGACGAGCAAAAGCACTTGCTTGGTTAATAATACCATTATGATTCTCTCCTGAATTGTCCCCGCTAAGTACTTGAGTTCCAACTTGGATTAAGAAATCCTCGCGTAACTCGACAATAGTTTCGTTCAAAGTAAATTCTACATCCTCAATGTTTTCTTTTGAGATTTTAGAATAAGCGGTTGTTTTCTTTGCAGATGCTTGCTCCTTGTCAAACTTGTAAGACACTTGATTGAACTTGGCTCCTTCGGCAGTTTGACTCACGCCGCCTTCCGAAGCTGTCTTGATAACCCACTTTACGATTTCTGAATTAGTTGTTCCGATTCGGATATAATCCAATACATTTGGCGTTGCTTTTGGGGCTTTGGCAATGCCTGCTTCAACATCGGCAAAAAGGTCCCGCAATCCTGCTGTGGCAGAATAGCCACGTGTCATATCCGATACGGCTTTTAGCTGAATGTCGTCAAACGTCATTCTCATCCCGCTTTTTATTTTTGGGATGTTGTCTTTTGTAAATACTTTCTCCGCTAACTGGTTAGCGAATATCGAACCCGTTTGATTCGTGCTTTTGCGACTTAGTTCGATATTGTCTAGCTTGTCCTGCTGCTTAGTTAATAAGTCGGTCAGTTCAATTAACTTATCCTGAGCGGATTTTAATTCTAGTTGGCTGGCTTTTTCTCCAACCATAGAGATAAACTCTAGCTTTTGGTTGTCTATTTGCGACTTGATTCCGTCCGCTTGCTCTTTGATTGCGGCTTTAATTTCAATTAATTCCATTCTTTGCTTTAGATTTTAAATTGTTCGATTAATTCGAGAAATTCTGTCGTCGGCAAAGTGTCTGGTGACGGCTTTGTGAGTTGCTTTATTTGCTCTTTTATAAATTCAAATTGCGGTATGATTACCGTCTTAAATGTTTCGTCTGAATACGTGCCACTTGATATGGCTTTCGTAAGGTTTTCAAATAATTCGGCGTAATCTGCGGCTGATTTTACGCCTATTACTGGGGTAAACGGGTTGGATGCATCTACTTGCAAACCTGACCCCTCGACTAGGTACAATTCAGAAAGGATGTTACCCTCAATACTCATTTGTTCTTTTATCTTTCGATAGCCTATTGAATGTTGGGTTATGATCTTATCTTCGACCATTTTTAAGTAATCTTGCCCTGCTGTCCAGTTCCCCACTTTTCCTTCATAATACAGTCCGTAGTCATCTTCTTTTAATTCCAGAAAATGACCTACGTTTTTATATTTATCGTGGTCTTGGAGAAAACGAATGGATTTTTTGCCGTTCGGGCCACGCTCGGCAATTGTTTTGGCAAAGGCCCCTTTCCGCACTACGTCGCCGTCGTAATCTTTTACGTCAAATGCCGACAAATAACCCATTACAATTCCTTGCTTTGTGTCTACGTCCTGAATACTTGACTTACTACCGTGCGATTTATACAGCATATTATTACCCCGTTTTATACAAACTAACATATTAATATTGCGTGATATTGCGATAATGGAACGGGTTGGCTATATTTGTACTTCACTATTACTTATATGTACTTCAAATGAAATACCACGATGATTATGTATGTCAGGTCAAAGACATATCAAAGTACTTCGGAGTTAGTCCAAACACGGGCAAAAATATGCGAGATAAAACCAAGTTGAGATTTGGCGTAAAGTTTCGTGGGAAAGTGACCATATCGCAGGTGCGAATCGCCAACGGTCTAGACAGCAAGGGGGCGATAAGCTACGGTGAGCTATTTGCTAATAACATTCTTGAAATCTGCACGGAGTTGCGAGAGTCAAAAGGATTGACCGCTACTCGTAGTTACGTGAGCATTGCGGATGAGTCGGTATTTTACGAATTGCTTAAGACTTTGTGCGAAAAGCACGAAATATCTGAGCAGGTTATTATCAGGATTCTATCAATACGAAGTGCAGTTTCATCGAATTACCAAGAAATAATATGACAGGATGCGTAACTCTTTGCCCGGTTGTCTTGGATAAAGAAGATATTCCAAGATTTAAGATAAGCTCTCATACAGAGTTGCAGGAAAAGACTACAAGGCTAACACCTACGGAGAAACAGATTTTCTTGATTATAAACGATTAACTTCGCTCGATTCCTAACGCCTCGGCTGACCTTCGCGTAACGTAGCTATGAGTGCAACGGCAGTTTATCACTTCGCTCGCACCGCCGCTAGGGTCGTGCGGGTATTTCATTGTCACATCGCCAACCTTGAACACCTCACCTTTCTTTACATACTTCCCATTTAACGGTCTGTGGTTCTCTCTGTAATTGCCAATTGCGGAATGATGCCAAACGGTTAATAATTCTAATTGACTGTCCTTAGCGGCTTGTTCTATGCCAATACTTGCCGCCCTGCCAACTTCCGTTCGTGCAATGGTTAACGCCCTGGACTTCGCAAAGATAACCTTCTCCGCATTGAATAATTTCGCAATGTCGCGGGGAGCCATCCGTTCGGCTGCTGCCTTAACGAGCAACGCACGGATCATAGTTTTTGTATTTTCAGTTACTCGCGTAATTAGTGAAGCAATTTCTAAAGTCGAAGTAGCATTAACCACAATTTGCCGCCAAATCAAACTAAAAAAATCGACATTGGGCGTATCTTTATTTTTGTATTGCTCTAACCTATTTTTTTGATCTTGATAAAAAAACAGTCCAACTTTTAAATAAATCTCCTCAAACAGCTTTTGAAAGTCCTCACGCTGAATTTCGTTTAGTCTGTTTTCGGCTGCTGCGGGGGCTTCGTTAACGGCAATTGTCTTGTAAAGAATTAAGGTATTATAAAGGTAAGCACGAACCATTCTGTAAGTTTGGGCTTCGCTCTTTTCTTTCATCTTCTCATAGTGCAATCGTAACTCCTCAACTGTTTCCATAATCAAAATTTAAGGGGGTTACTGGCTCTATTGCATCCTCAAACGTATCGCCCTCGCTTACATCGCCATAATCAAACCATTGACGTTTTTCTTTGCGGGTTAAAAAGTCGATGTCTTTCATTTTCGCCATTTCTTCGACCTTATCAAATGCTAATTCGTCGTAAGTGGTTTTGTCGAAACAGAACTTTAGTCCTGCTTGGGGTCTAATAATTTCCTCCGATAATATTTCTTCTTGTTTGTTAAGAAAGGGGAATACACCAAGATGTAACGCTCTACGCCCGTTCTCCTTACCATTATTGTACGTGCTGGATGACGATTCGTTAAAAACAACTTCGGGCGGTAACATGAATACCGCCGCTAATATTTCACGAATATCTTTCTTGACTTCTAGCGTGATACTTTCCCCAATCGGATTTGCTAAGTTAATATGTCCTAATTCTTGAGCAACGAGGGCGACTCGGTGTTCGTCTTTCTTCCAGAGTGCCGACCTGATTCCGTCACGCATCTTTTGCAAAAGCGTGTTATCGTTACTGGCTTCGATTTGGGCATCTGCGTTTATCGGGAAGAGCAAATGTGCGGAATCTCCCGTCTTGAAAGCTGAATGCTCTCGCTCTAATGCTGCGATGTAGGTTTGAAGGTCGGCGTAGCATACTTGAACTTTTGACGTTCCGTACAGGTGCGAACCCATCTTATTGTAATTTGTGCTAAACGAACGCAAAGCGTGGCAATCTTTTGGGTCAAACTTTTGGGTGAATAGTCCATCATATTGATACGCCTTAACCGGGTCTTGTGGGCTTCCACCTTCGATGGTGATTTGGTGAGTTGGTAAGGAATATAACGCAGCGACTTGACCATCTACTTTCTGTGTATTAATCAGGTTAAACCCAGAAATATCGTAAAAAGCAGATAAGCTGTAAATAAATTCTCCGAACGATTGCGTTTCGTTCGGCTTAGTAAGCAGTCGTTTTGTTCGATAATAAGGGGATGTGACGGTAATGTCGTCTAAATAAATCTCTTCGACTCCCTTTTCTTTTGCTTTTTTGAGTAGCTTAGTTTCATAGGTATCTTTTGCAAAACCATTAAACTTGTGAAAGTCTTTTGCGGCTTCTTGGTCTTTTACCTTGTATAACATGGGTTTGGCCTGACTCGCTTTCTCTGCCTTGTAATTCATCAGGGCAAATAGAATGGAGTTGACTTGATACAAATCTGCGTACTTGTGTAGGGGTGCAGAATGTTGAAGGCTTACGTTCTTTACGTAATCAAAAATAATTTCGTTATAATTGGATTTCATTGCGTTCAAATTAAGAACGCAGCATTAACGGGTCTTGGCAGGACAAATGTACGAAAAAAATAGTGTTCTATGCAACTTCCCACGATAAAGCAGGTTTTGATAAGTGTGAAACAGAATATCGCATTGCATCAATGCAATGATTAAAAGAATCTATTGGTTTATTTAGAGTACTACCTTCGCGGTCTTTGTCCCAAGTATAATTCCTCAACTCCTTAATCAAATTAGTTGACCGGGCAGTTATTAGAAGGTTGAATTGTTGCAAATAGTCTATACCGTAATTAATCGAATCTTTTCCTTTTAACGCTCCGTCAATAAAAACCCCGTGAATCTTAATCTCAGCTATACTTTTTGGCTCGGCAGAATCGGCTAATGTCTTTACTTTATTCTGAATAGCTTTTTTTATTAATGGAGCAATTTGGCTATTCAATAATCCCTTTTGATATACGCATTCATCGAAAATCAAATCGCCGTTATACTTGTAGCAAGTGACTAACGTTGTCGGGTCGTTGGTGTACCCAAAATCTAAACCCGCTGATACTAAAACAGCTTCGGTAGGTATGTTGTTAATTTGCCTCCAATTATTGAAGATAACCCCTTCTAAGTTCCCAATCTCACCTAGGCCGTAAACTTTGTACCAATTCGCCCAAAACGAATTCTTAACATTTTTTGGGTCGAATAAGAAGTCTGACTCCGGATCTATGTAGGCTTTTGACTTAGCTTTTAGAATGAAATTAATAGCTGATTCTGGACACGCTTCGTTATCAAAATAATTAATCGTAAGGTAATCAACATCATCATCATTTTGCAATTCTTCATGAAACCAAAACGGCGAGGTCGGGTTCCAGTCTAGCGAGATACTACCTTTTGTTCGTACTGCCAATTCTGTGAACGCTTCAAAGTTCATGTTATTGGCTTCGTTCATATACAATCGGTCCCTACGTCCACCCCGCAACTTTGACCCGTTATCGGCACTAAAAAACTCTATGTATGACCCATTGCTAAACGTGTACTTTGAATCTGTACTGTTCCAATTGTTTTGATTCCATCGCTTTGTGTCGTACATGATGTTTTTGAAATCCTTCAATGCTCCACGTTTCAAATGCGGGACGGACTCCGCAACAATTGATATTTCAGTCCGAGGGTGCTTTGCTGCGTAGTCAATTTCTATCGGCAAAATACCGTAGGTCTTACCCGCAGACGTGCCACCCTGAATGCCTTTAATCCGGCGTTTTAAGTTGAGTATCTTATTTATCGCTGTCGTTCTCTGGAACATCGGGGAAAAGTGGTTGTTCTGTAATTACCTTTGCTTCTACGTGTTGCATAGCCTTGCCAAACATGAAATCTCTGAAATCAGCAAGAGTTTTGCCTGACGACCTTTCGTCAGTCATTTCACGGATGATTAATCGCAAGGCTAAAGGCTGCTTATCATCTTCGACTATCTCTTCTATTTCAGATTGCTCTAGCGAATACAAAAATGCATAAGCTTCTACTAACTGTTCTTTCGTTACAGCTTCGTACCCTTTTGCTTTGCATTCGTCTATCAGTAACCGAAAGGACTTCTTTTTTCGTCCATTATTTACGGGCTGATTATCTGAACTGAATTGGGTTTTTTCCCCTACGTCTGGATTTACTTCTTTCCCAAATGCCATTTTACGTGCCGTTTACGTGCCGTTTACCTATCAAAATCCAACCTCAGCAATAAGAGCGGCTCATTTTGCTGCCTTTTGCTGTTTTGGCGTGCGGTTTGCCGCCCTCGATTGTGGAGCAAACCCTAATGCTCTTGCCCTATTTATTCCTGCGTACTTTTCGCTACCTGATCCCATAATTTTCTATACCTTAGTGATTTTTTAATTGTCTTATAATAATCGACTATTCTTTGCTGATATTCAAAGTTGAAATCGTATAACGCCTTACTTTCCTCTACAACAATTTGTTCGATATTACTCGAGCTCCTTAAATTGGCTGACCCGTGAATACAAACAAACTTCCCGCATTCTGTTTCAAAAATACACATCTTGCAATGGCTCCCCGCCACAGCTAACTGGAACATATCGTTTTTATTCAAGTGGTGATAGATGTAAGGGACTAACCCTTGTCGCTCGTGACTGAAAAAGTAATCTGAAACAATCAGGTCCAATTTTTCCAAATAACCACCTTCGACTAGATTCACCAGAGAATCCACGTTTGCAGCACTCAATGATAATGTTGAAATTGTCATTGATTTTATTATCCAGTTATTTTTCACTACTAAGGCTTCGATATAATCCCCAAAAATAAACTTACCGTCGATAATGACGAAGTGTCGGCAGTCTTTTTCGATGGGTAAATCATTTGCTAAATCTTCTGCTAACTGATATTTTAAATATTGCTCATCTATCTCGTAGATTTTCCTTGGGGTAATGTAGGCTGTGTCAAATTTCTTCGCACCGCCTACATTGATGTCTATCGTGATTGGTCTTATGTTAATTTCCATAATTGCAATATAACGCAATATAGCGATTTTAGGTTTAAAAAAAAAGTCTATTTTTCTTGGATTGCGAAAGACAACCGTTTAGCGTTGATGCCATACGGCTGTCGCCGAACAGCACAAACACGGACGGTTAAGTGCAATACTAATCAAACAACTCTGGTTGTCTAA